AGACGTTCACCCATGGATTTGGCAGACTTCAAATCATCAGCGGTCGGCTTGGCCGGACCGTTCCAGTCGGCTTGCGTTGCCGCGGCGCGAACGCGCAGGAAATTCCGAAACCCTCCGGGAAACCGTATCCAACCATTGAAAATCTGCTCTTCGAGCCAGGCGTCGTAAACAGCTTGATAAAAAGGTGCGACCAGGTCCTCACGCCGGCTCACAACCTGCGGCCAGAGTGAGGCAATACCCATACGGACGCTTGAGTAAGTCGCGCCCTCATAGTCAAAGGCGAGAGCCTCATAAGAGACACCAATTGCCCGGGCGATCTCGCGCAATAAGTTGCGCATAAACGGCAGGTAATTGTTGTGTGGGTGATTGGTGTTATGGAACTCAAGCTCTTCACCGAAGAACAGGTGCGCGATCTTACCGTGCGCGCCTAAATCGAGTTTCGTGTTCTTTGCCCATGCCTCTTTCAGGCCGAGAAACGTCTCAAGTTCGCTTGAGACTTGCGGCTGTCCTTCGCCCTCGCCCTTGGTGCTCAGACCTTCAAAAACCTCTTCGGACAGGGCATTCGATTTGATCGTCGCCGCGAAAACAGTCTGCAAAAGCGCCGCAACGAGTGTGGCATCGGCAAGCTGATCAACCTGCCGGAAAACTTTCAGGATGGCTGCGAACGGAGAAATTCCGCGTGTCTGATCAGCATCGCCGTCAAACGTATGGATGATCAATGGCCGCCCGTCTTTATCGCGCGCGAGCATATCGACTGTCTTGTCAAAACCGTTTTGCCGAGCTCGGACACGATATCCGATCGCCATACCATCAACGTCCTGATAGACGCCTTGATGCAAACGGACCTCTTCACGCGTCTCCTGCGTGATCCGCAGCGGGCTCAAAAGCTGCACTTTCGTGCGCGTGAGAGAATTTGGACGTTGCCGCAGGACGATCCGCGCGACGCTCTCCCCAAAGGCATAGTGGGATTTGAGCTGCGTTCGTGCCATTTTGGCGATGGTCATCTTGCCGCGCGCATCGCATTCCATCGGGTTGTTGGCATAGGAACGAAACCGCATCGCCGCATTGCGCGCCCATTCACCCGCTTCTTCCTGACTAGCGAACCCGCACACCTGCCAGTCAGGTTTCGGTGTGAGTTTCAGGCCATTGCCGATGGTATCGCCGACAGCCTGATCGACCGCACCTTTCATCCAACCCGAATTGTGGATCGACTCAATCGCACGGGATGCAACCGATCCCCAAGCCTCGCGAACATCTTTCGACGCCTCGCGCAGGCTCGGACGCGGCCAACCGGCGAGAAATCCGCTGCGGTCCGGCCGCAGGTATTGCGCAGACGGCTGCGCTTGCCCCGGAAGCACTTCCGAGCGCGGAATTGAAGGTACTGATGTTCGCATGATCACCCGTTCAAGGATTTGGCGAGACGTTCAAAGGGATTTTCCTTCGGCTTCTCGGTCGCGTCTGCTGCTGCGGCCGGTTTTGGCGCGAGAGGAAGATCTTCCATGTCGAGCTGAACTTCTGTTGATTGAGTGCAGCGCTCAGCTTCCAGACCGTCCCACACGGCTCCAGGCATGGAGCGCAAACCGAGTTTGGTTGCCGCGGCTTCCGCCTGGTTCATCGTATCGAGCGGCTCATTGGCCTGGAGCGGGTCTTTCTTCCAACGCCAGACTTCAAACCCGTCCTTGTTCTTTTCGGCGACCCGACGCTCTGCCGTCAGCCCGCGGAAATATTCGTCATCAAGACCGCGCGGGAAAGAAACGAACCCGGGCTCAAGCGGGTCAGTCTTGCGGATGTTCTTATAGAGCCCGAGTTTCATGATCGAGCTGTTGAAGTTGTAGAACCGGCGTGAGTATTTTTTCACCTTGCCGGTTTTCTCGTTGTACTCTTGCTTGACCCGCTGCAGGCGCGGTGCCGTTTCTGACCGTGCGCCGCGAACCATGATCACGCGTGAGGCCGGGAAACGCTTTGCCCATCCCCAAACGTCGGTCGTATAGGCGTTGCCGTCGATCGCGGTCATATCGGGCTTTAACCGATGACCATAGGCATTCGGCCACTCATTGTTGACCAGCGCGTCGAGCAAGCCTCTGCTTGACTTCTCGCCGATGTAACCAGGCACAGTTCCGTAATCGATCACGAAACGGCGTAGGTTGCGATCCCAACCGACAAGCTGCCATTCCAGCCGGTCGCCCTGTACGTCGATCCCGAGCGTGATGAACACGGCACCTGCCGGGACCTGCCCCTTGGAATACTCCGAGAGGGCAGCACGATCGCGCAGGTCCTCCCACGGCGGCGCATCGCCGGCAGCTTCATATGCGAGGCCGACAACATCGTTCATAAACGTCTGTTCGCTGGCCGGGTCGCCTTTTGCTTTCAGCCAGGCCCGCGCAATGCGCTCGAACGTCTGCAGAACCGAATAGGCAGACCAGATCCAGAAAGACCGGTGCTGGCGCTTCGCTTTTTCGTTGCCCGCGCGCCATTCCAGCTTTTTGAGCATAGCGGGACGGTGGTGCTCTTCGATCACTCCACCGCAGTCAGGATCGGTGCACGTAAAATGCGCGCGCTCCGGGTGCTCTTCTTCCAGATTGGCCAGCATATTGTCCCACTCCAGGACCTGCATGTGACCGCAGTGAGGACACGGGACGTAGGGCCGCTCTTGACTGCCATCCTCGTAGTTGCGTGAGATCCGGCATCCGGGCAATACGAGCGGAGTTGATATCTTTGCGATCTTGGCGAATTCATGCGCCTGGCTTCGCGAATCTGCCTGCGCCTCCGGATCGCCTGCCGAGTTGGTCTCCCATTTGGCCAGATCGTCCTGGACCTGGTTCTTCATCGTAACCATCGACAGCGACGCCGGCGAATTCGCGCCCGATATCTGGATGGCACCGCGACCGTCTAGCCGTTCCTTGTAGAGGATCGAGTCGCCGCCATCCCGGCTCTTTTGGGAAAACAGCGCCCGCAAAGAGGCGGTGTTCTTCAGCATCGGCGCGAGTTTCTGTTTCGACCAGCGCTGCGCGTTGCCTTCCGTTGGATGAACGTACAGGAAATCACCCGGAACCATCTCAAGCGAGCCGCAGCAGAAAATGTTCGCCAGGACAGTCCCGCCAAGCTGCGCGCTTTTCTTCAGCGTCACGATCCGGCAAGGATCTTCCGGCGACATAGCCCGCAAAACCTCATCGAAATAGCCGAAAAGGTCCCGGTTGTACGGACCCGGATACGGGCTTTCGCGTTCTGAGAGGACAATGTTGTCCTCCGCCCATTTCAGATAATTGACCTTCGGCGGCGGCGTCCAGGCATCGGCCATGGCGTCATACGCTAGCCGCTCCGGGTTTGCCGTGTTCGTAACGTGGCAGTTCACTCGGCCGCTTCCATCATCGTCTCGCCGATCTCCGTGTCGACAGTGGCCGGCAGGGTTTCTGCCTTTGCCCTTGACGCTTCAGCTGCTCGGCTGCGCATCTCCATGAACTCGGAGCGCAGCTCATGCAGTACATCACGAACGGGCAATTCGAATTTGGACGCGATCTTGGCGGCCATAGTGGGCAAAGCACCTTCAAATGTCTGGATCATTTGAACCGCGATCCGTGTATTGCTGGCTCGGACTTCCTCGGTTGGAGTGAACCGGCCCTTGCGGGCTTCTTCGTCTTCAGCTGCCTTGCGGCTTCTGATCTGCTCCTGAAAGAGCCGCTCCTGTTTGAGCTTGTCCTCGATCGTCTGGACCCGCGGGTCCGGCAGATCAGGTTTCGACTCCGGATCAAGCCGCGGTGCCTGGTCGAAGGTCGGTTCGGCCGGTTGCTCTTGGCCGGTGAGCTGTGTCTCCAAGCCGTTGCCGAGCATCTGGCCAATATCGAGGTGACGACGCAGCTGCTCGCGCGCAACGGCGACATTGATCTTTGACCTTCGCCCTGCCCCAACCAGCGCATCACCGGAAATCTTGCCTTCGGCGATGTATTGAGAGACCCGGCCAGGACTGACGTTGAGGATGTTGGCGAATTCGCCCTTGGTGACAACGGCGTTTTCACCCGCGCTTGTTGTCACAGGTTCGCTCCGGCATTCTTCTCAACTTTAGGAGTTTAGGGGCCACTTTAGGACTTTAGCCGACTTTAGGCTTTGATTTTAGGGTCAGACTGGCGACACAAAACGCTCAGTCCCCCCGTTTTGTCTTTTGGCGGGATACGGTCCCTAAATGGCGGACGTGAAAAAGGTCCGCATCGCTGCAGTCCGAAGGCTTTTAGTTTCAAATCTGAGCTATCTGGATAATTGAGACATTCGCTTGACCGTGAACATCGTTGACAGAAGTCGAACCCGTGAAGCACGATTGTCAATATTGAATCACGGTTAAACCTTTGATGTGTTTGACCGGCGTGATGTCGGACACTGAAGTACCGTTGATATTGAGCTTCTGAAGAGACGCCAGTCCGCCAAGCGCGCTTACGTCCGACACTGACGTGTTCTGGAGATCGAGCCAAGTCAAGGACGTCAAACCACCAAGCGCGCTGAAGTCGGACACTGAAGTATCGCGGAGAGAAAGCTGCTGAAGAGACGTCAGACCAGAAAGCGCGCTGATGTCGGACACTGAAGTACCGACTAGAGAAAGCTGCTGAAGAGACGTCAGACCAGCAAGCGCGCTGATGTCGGACACTGAAGTACCGTTGAGAGAAAGCTGATGAAGAGACGTCAGACCGCCAAGCGCGCTGATGTCGGACACTGAAGTACCGACTAGAGAAAGCTGCTGAAGAGACGTCAGACCAGCAAGCGCGCTGATGTCGGACACTGAAGTACCGACTAGAGAAAGATGCACAAGAGACATCAGACCAGCAAGCGCGCTGATGTCGGACACTGAAGTATCGCGGAGAGAAAGCTGATGAAGAGACGACAAACCATCAAGCACTCTGATGTCGGACACTGAAGTACCATTGAGCGTGAGCTGCTGAAGAGACGTCAGACCAGAAAGCGCGCTGATGTCGGACACTGAAGTACCATTGAGAGCGAGCTGCTGAAGAGACGTCAGACCAGCAAGCGCGCTGAGGTTGGACACTGGAGTACCGTTGAGAGTGAGCTGCTGAAGAGACGTCAGTCCACCAAGCGCGCTGAGGTCAGACACTGAAGTATGGTTGATAGAAAGGTGCAGAAGAGACGTTGCTCGCGAAATCGACGGCGGTAATTTGGTAAGTTCGGCAAGGCCAGATAGATCGAGCCTCGTCTCAATCGTCGACCTAGGTACACGCAAAATATCTTCGATACGAGCCTCTACCTCTTCATATGCATTCCTTTCCTCTTCGGATGCGAATGCAGGTTCAAACTCGCGCTGGAATTCTTCCGACCCGTGTTTTACCGTGGTTGCTTCAAAACGCTTAATCTCGTCTTCCAGCTCTTGAACAGAACTTACCTGCTCCAGCGCTTTGAGATGCATGATCTGTGCAGAGGAAAGCCGAATAAAGCCGGGTATCGATTTATTCATTTCTTTCTAATCGCTTTCAAGTAGGGGCCGGACAACAAGCTTGTAACGTCCAGATGCGTTTTCAATGAGCGCTTGCTCCAAGACTCTTCGTCTTTGCTCCTCTATCCTTTGCGCCAATGCTTCATCTATTTTTCTGGGTGTTTGGCTATCAATGGTGTTTTTGATGTCACCAATCTTAAGATCGTTCTCATCCATAAGAATAACGAAGGTATCCATTTCGGTAAAGCGCCCAGAAAACGTACCAAGAGTGCCCTCAACAACATCAGCTGAGGCAATATCTGAAACGTCCCATAGAGTAACCGATGGGTCGCCGGTTTTTCCGAGAAATCGGAATGGCGTGGGTTCCTGAGTATTATCTGTTTCGTCAAACTCAACTTGTCCAAGTGTTACAATCTGCACCTGACAACGATCTGGAATGAGTTGTACCGAATATAGACCCGTTTCGTTGTCTTTTTCACCAAAGCGCACTGTCTTGAAGCCACTTCGCAATGTTACGCCATGCGTTCCCTTGGATTGCACGCCAGGTTCAATCCGGTTTTTTGTGCGGTCCTCTGCAGAAAGCGTGTGTTCGGCGTTTATAAACTGTGCTTCCATCACAAAGGCCTGCACGCGATCGTCCACGAGCTTCAACTCAACATTGAGCGCACGACCAGCCCTTTTTATGACAGCTATTTGTGTCTCATCGAGCGACCTCTTTCCGTCGAGGTATCCTCTAACGGTTTCTGGTTTGTATGTTTTACCTGTCTCAGCATCTGCCGTCTTTTTCGAGAGTACAAACCAAAATTCATCTTTGGATCTGGCAATATCTTTTGCCTTCAAAGCTTCAAACGCTTCATTGATTGATGTCTTGCAGAATATCCCCATGGATTGGTCACTCTCGGCATTGTCACGCCACAACAATACAAACGCGTTCAAGAACTGTCATCCTGAATGAATGGTATGGATTGGGACCAAATTTCCCAATTGGGATCGCCCGTTACCAGGCTGGTTTTCGTTTCCTGCGCATCGCTCCTGAATGAGCTGCAAAGTCACAAAGTCCTCGTTTTGGGAAACCAACAGTCTGCATCATATCCGCTACATGAGGTGCGCGCCTCCCAACGCAAAACTGGGAGTACCCAAATGGAACTAATGACGGCATATCTAAACATGGGCGCTGATGCAGCGGTCATACTATCCATGATCATTTTGATCACCCGGAAACAATAAAAACGGGGCTATCAAGCCTCAACACTTATGAAATGGAACGCACGCGTTCTGTTACATCGCTGACGGTGCAGAAGTTGTTACTTCTGCACCTATCACTCAGGAATTTAAATTGAATCTTTGTTCGCCCAATAGAACCCCGTCGCACCAACACCGCCATTCGGCGTTTCAGTTGGCTGGGTTCGCCGCCTCAGTCGCTCCGTTTGTTTGGTGAATACTCTCACCCGTGCCCGAGGGGTCCGACGAATCGTCCTGATGATTTGGTAACGCAGGAAGCTCGACAGCGTCAACAGGGACGCTCAACGGGATCTGCCCGCTTTTGCACTCGATATACCCGTCAAGCCGCTGCTTGGCCCTGTCATAGCCGGTATAGGTGTAATCAATCCCGCGCCATGCCCCTTTGACCAAAGCAAGCTTTGAGCCTGTCGGCAGATCAGCAATCACGGCGATGAAGCCTTCAGGGATCGGCTCACCTTCAAACGTCCCATGTGAGACGTCGATGACCTCGCACAGATCCGCCTTGCTGACGCGCGTTGCAGATCCGTTTTCACTAAAGCAAACAAGACCTTCAACACCATCACATGAAAGGACATCGTCAACGCATTGCCCCTTGTCGCGATCAATTCCTGCGAACAGATATCGCACAAACATCGGCCTTTTCGTGGTGTACGTTGAACCCTGTTTCTTTTTGCTGCTCGCCCCGTATGAGCGCTCAATGCATTCAATCGGCAGGTAGGCCAATATGCCTTTTGCCATCAGACCATCATGCGCCCTGCGTTCGCATTTCGGGTTTGTGTGGATAACAACCCATTCGACAGAACTGCGGCACACAAGAGCCTTGAGCAGGTCGACGTTGTAAACGGTATCGGGGCGTTTGATCTTGTCCCTACTCATTCTGCTGCCTGCCTTTCTGTGAGTTTTGCGTGTTCCACTTCGAAGCGGGCGAGAGCCGCCCTGACTGCGTCGAACGGCGTCCGATGCTCGCCATCATCGCCGGGCGGTGCAGGCATCCAGACCCATTCGGGGCAATCCCTGTCAGGCCCGAACCACGGCCAGCCCTTCTTTTCGTGAAGATCACGCCATGCAATCCAAGCCGATGAATTGCGATGCACCTTCCCGAACAGATCAGCTAATGGCGCCAATGCCGGATCGCCTGCTACGCCAGCACGCCTGCGGATCGCCCGATCGTGCATGCTGCAGACTTTCGGCCATCCGAACTTCGCCAACCGCTCAAGGTTGACCCGATCGGCAGCTTCGCCGCCCTTTTCGATCTCAAGTTTCTGGAAATTGGTGAGCACCGGCATTTGGCGCAAAGGCTCGCTCATAAGCTCGCTCAGCCGCACCGCGCCCCACATTTTACCGAATGGCTTTGCGATCGCAGTTTGCGCAGCTTCTTCCTTGCCAAAGTTCTCGGGAACGTCGTTCCAAAGCTTTTCCCGGCAATAGGTCGAAGGTGCAGGCACATGGTCCCGGCCCTGCGACCTCAGGAGCGCAAACCAGTCATCGCGCCGTTCGATCGCAAGATCCTGCTCAGCCTCGCTCAGATGCTCGAATGCGCTCCTGGCTTTTTCCTTCGGCATGCCCTGCAGGTTCGGCCAGTTCTTCACCAGCTTCCAAAACAGCTTTTCAATCTGTTTTTCAGATCGAAGTTCAATCTCTCCGTCTTCGCGCGCTTGCGCGCTTCCGGGTTGAGTTCCTGGTTCTCTTACAGGGTTAGTGTCCGAATTTCGGACACGGGAATCGTCGTTTTTCGGACACGGGATTGGCTCTTTTTCGGACACGGGATCGCGCTTAATGCCGTGTCCGGATTTCGGACACGGGTTTTGGGGCCCTGCCGTCTCGAAATCGGCTTCAAAAGCCAGTCTATAGCGCGTGTTTTTCTGCTTCTTCGTGTCCTTGTGCCAGCGCTGTTCGCGCCGGATCAGACCGCGTTCTTCAAGAGTATTGAGATGCAGGTTCAGCGTCGACCTGCTCATTTCGCAGTCTTCAGCCAAGCGCTCCTGGCTGGGAAAGCAGCCAAGATCATTGTTGTGCCGGTCGGCAAGATGCCAGAGAACCACCTTCGTTGCGGGTTTCAGACCACGCTGCTCAACAGCCCAATTGGTCGCCTTGTGGCTCACAGAGCGCCCTCCTGCTCTTGCGGCAACACAGAACTAGACGCCGTCGTATCATCGGGAAAATCAAAGGCGAGCGTGACTTTCATCAAGCCGCCAATGTTGGAAGCCTCAAGCAGGCCCTTGCGCCGCAATTCCATGATCGCGGTCCAGATCTTCAGCATGTCGACTTGCAGATGCGACGCGAGCCCGATCGTCGGTAGCGTCAAAGGCCCGCTTTCGTGCTTTGCGGCAAGCGCCATCAGCACCTGACGGCGCAGGCATGGATCGGGCATGTCAAATGCCGACGCCTGCCGCGTTGCCCAGATTTCAGCTTGGTCGCTCATGCGGCAAGCCCCTGCGGAAATTTGTTGCAAGAATCCGCTGCAAACCCCAAGCTAGCAGCACAACGAGGGGTTGACCTATGATTAGAAAACCCACGCCCGACGAATTTGCTTACGGCGCAATGCTGCTTGGGACACTGCTGGTTGGCATACTGCTTGGCGTTTCTTTCGCTAACGCAGAAAGACTTCGCGAATGGATTGGCGCTTTTAGTGGGTGGGCGGCAGCAATCGCAGCAGGTGTAACACTGGTTTACTTGCGCGCCACACTCGAAGCCACCCGACAGCAAGCCGCACAGGCCGCACTGCAAAACGACATTGCAACCGGGAACCTGCCAGCCAACATTTTTGTTGAAGAGAGCATTGGGCGCGGAGAAGCCGCAACCGCCTATCGCGTCGTTATCGAAAACCAAAATTCTCGCGATTTGGTCGTCAAGAAGATCGCGCTCGCGCATCCAAAAGCTGGGAAACTTTGCGTCTTTGACAGAAGCAATAGTGAGCTTTTGCGGGACAAGAAATATGAAGATCTGGAGCTGCTCGAAGCCTATACAGATGAGATGAGTGTTCGGGGTTGGATTCGCCAAAATGAGCCCAAAAACAGCACCGGGCGTACTTTTTACATCATCATGGATGACAATCAGGCACACAATGGTGATGCTTCTTTTGAGGTCACTTTCGTCTTCAGAGGCGACAACGAATTCACTACGGAAGTAGCAGACTTCAGACCCGTTAACTGACATCACTCTGAGCCTCCCGCCATGCCGAGCGCGTGAACGTAGAGATCGAAAACCGCATCCTCCTCTTCGCGCTCATGTGGTTGCTTTCGCCGCCACGCGATTACACGCTTAAGGATCTTGACGTCGAATCCATTCGCTTTCGCTTCGGCATAGACGTCCTTCTTGTCATCGTTGATGACTTTCATTTCCTCTTCGAGCCGCTCGATGCGCTCGACAAAGGCACGCAGCTGGTCAGCCGCAACTCCACCCGGATCGCTCACGTCACGCTCCTATTGCTTGCTTGAGAAGAAAATTGTCGTTTGGTTGGGCCATGGGCTGCGCTTCTGGCGCACCCGCAAAAGGGGATGCCCCACGCGGCCAGAACTTGACGCCCCGGCCCTGCTCCGCCTCCGCCGCATGAAAGCGGTACCAGCCGCAGGAATCCTTTTCCGCGTGGTCCGTGCCTGGAAACCATTGGAGGCGCGGCAGCGGCACAAAGTCGGTCATGAACCCGCGAACGATCGGCGCCGCCCGCTCTGAAAACATCCAATTGCCGTAAAACAGCAGCCAGGTCGGCACCATCCTGGACCAGCGCACAATCAGCTCATGCAACAGCTTCCAGGACCACGGCGGATTGGTGACGATCGCATCCGCGCCGTTCAGGTCCGCAAAGGTCAGCTCGCGCCCGTCCCGCTGGATCACATGCCCCTGACCGCCCGGCAGATCCGGGTCGACCTTGATCTGCGTTTTCGGCTCAAGGTCATAACGCCCGAGACACTGCAACCCACCGCGCATCAGCGGCCCGACAACGTGCCCCCAGCCCCAGCAGGGTTCAATGAAAGTGCGAATGCCATCATGCTTCAAAAACGGCACCACAGGCGCCACCGCGCGCGGGTCGATCGTCAAGTATGCATCCTTCGCGATGCGGTCGCGGCTGGAACGCTTGCCCATTCAAGCGAACTCCCGACCGGAATTTGTGTCATGGGTGTTTTCCCGTGAAACACCTTCCACGAAATCACGCGGATCAACGCCCAGCACATGACCAAGAACGCAAACAGTTTCTGCGCGGGCGAAAATGTCTGGATGCGCTCGCTCCGCTCGATAAATCGTGCTGAAACTGACACCCGTGATTTTCTCTAAATCCCGTGGCGTGAGACTTCGCGCCTCTCGAGCTTCGCGCAAAGCTTCGCCAAGTTTTTCACGATCGAGCTTCATTGCGCCCCACCCCGAAAATCGACGATCAAGACAGGCTCACCGTGGCGCGTAGCGCGCACCAGACCGTTCCATGCGGCAATTTTCTCTTGTGTATCGGCAGATGAGTTCACGCCCGCCAGGACGGCGCTCACTTTCGTGACGCAAATTCCGGTTTCAGCCGCGATTAATTCGGAGGCGTCAGCAAACCCCGCAGGCTTGCCAAGCGACCGCAACCGATGCTGCGCCCGCGCCCAAGAAAACAGTTTCAGCGTGCGCCGGATCTCCACCGTCATGCCCAGAGCCCCCGCGACTGAAGCAAACGAAGCGACCGTCGCGCCTTCTCAGCTGGTTTCGACCCTGCGCGCGTAGTGTAAAGCTCCGCACAACACCCCGCGCAATAGCTCTTCCCTTCAACCACTGGCGCACCGCAATAGAACTTCTGCGAAATCTCGGTTTCGTTCTTGCCCCAAAGCGGGCGGCGGCACTGCCCGGCCTTCAGATCAAAAAGCGTCGGCTTTTCAGCATTCTGCGAATTTCCGGTTTCCGGGGCCGGAACTTTCGGCAGCGCAGGCGCAGGAAGTGCCCTCACGCGTGCACGCGCACGCGAGGCATTGGCTCTCGCCTCAACTTCCATGCGCTTTGCGCGCGCCGAAACAACGGCTGGAAACGTGTGCAGCTGATGCCGGTTGATGATGCCGAGAACATGGTTCTTGCCGATCGGGCCATAGATGATCGAAAGCTGCGCCGCCGCTTCGGCAACACTCCGCCCCTCGACCAGCTGGCCTGCAACGGCGTCACGTTTTTCGTGCGCCGTCAGGTCCGCCCAGACCAGCTGGCCAAGCGCGTCTTCTGCAAGGCTCATGACCCCCTCTTTCTCTGTTTCGCAATGTCTCGGTAGTGGCGAGCGGCTGTCTCAAACATCAGAGCTTCCGCCAGAAACCCCTGGCGCGTTCCCGAGCGCAGTGGTTGAAGGTCGGCACTGGTGAAAAGATCCAAAAAGAAGGTGAATCGGCGAAGATCCGCGAACTGAGAGACGAGTATTTTCCGCTGGACTGACATCATTCGCCCTCCCCGCGCACGGTCAAAAGCTGCTGTTTCAGCTGGGAAAGGTCATTCAACAGGCGTGGCACGAGGCCTTGCGCCTCATCCTTGAACTCGTCTTGTGAGATTTCACCGGCAAGCAAGCGGCTGATCAGTGTCGGGAAAGCCCAATGCCGCGCGCCCACGGCCGCAAGTTCCAGATCCGGGGCGGACGTGTCGCGGTCCGGTTCAGGCACGCGCACGAATGTTCCGCCGGCCATCTCGCAGAGCGCAATCAACAGCGGCGGCACTTCTCCCCGCTCGCGGCTGTCAAGCACGAGGTCGGCGAGTACATCGACCGGCATGAACGTATCGCGGTGCCGATCATTGCCGGTGTTGGAATAGTCG